CTTCTAATTAGGCTCCCCTTGTCAGAGCCGTAGGGAACGATGACCACATCGTCCCGCCCGGCGAAGCTGACTTAGGGATTGTACCCCCGAACCAGAATTGCACTGGGGCCGTCTTACGGGGAGATTCTTCCCCTGCGGAGCCGATTTTACCGGGGCACGGCTTATAGAGGTCAGAAAGAGGAAACGATGGAAGGGGAAAGTATGCCAAAAACCCTCCACCGTGGCGGCAGCCGCAGGACTCGCACCTGCCCGGAGTGCCGTGCCCATGGCTCCCTTGTGTAAAGGGAGCTGTCGGCGAAGCCGACTGAGGGATTGACTCTCTTGCTCTACCGCTGCCGTATGTCAATCTTTCTTGACATCACTTCTATGTGGTGTTAAATTAAAGCTGTATAACTGTGTGCCCATTTGGGCACATCACCGCAGGAGGTTGTCATGGAATTCAGCGATCAGATAAAACAGTTTGCAAAACGCGTACAGGCTATAAAGGATACCATCCTTACTGAGGAAGCCACAAAAACTGCTATCATCATGCCCTTTTTCGCTATGCTCGGCTATGATGTTTTCAATCCTCAAGAGTTCGTTCCGGAGTTTGTTGCCGATGTTGGCATCAAAAAAGGCGAAAAGGTCGACTACGCAATTATGCGCGATGGTCAGCCCTCCATTTTGATTGAGTGCAAAGCCGTCACAGAAAAACTTGAAAAGCATGACTCTCAACTTTTCCGGTATTTTGGAACAACAACCGCAAAGTTTGCGATTTTGACCAATGGCCTTTCTTATCGCTTTTACACTGACCTCGACAATTCTAACAAAATGGACTCTATGCCGTTTCTCTCGGTAGACATTCTGTCCGTGAAGGATAGCCAACTGCCGCAGCTTCAAAAATTCTGCAAATCAGAATTTGATGTTGACTCCATCTTTAGTGCTGCTTCTGAGCTGCGCTACCTAAGCGAGTTCAAATCCACGCTTTCAGCTGAACTTGAAAACCCTTCGGATGATTTTGTACGCTTCTTCCTTCAGTCTTGCTATTCCGCGCCTAAAACGCAAGTCGTTATTGAACGCTTCCGGCCGCTCGTCAAAAAAGCGCTGGCTGAATACATCAACGAAAACATGAAGGAGAAAATCAAAACTGCTCTTGATGCAGAGCCCAGTTCTGCCCCTGCGCCTGCGCCGGCTCCCACAATGGAAACAAGCCAAGAAGTCCAAATGGCCGAAGAAACCAAGATCGTCACCACAGAGGAAGAACTTGAGGCTTACTTCATCGTCAAGACTATTCTCTCAGACGCCGTTCCTTTTCAGGACCTAACTTACAAGGATACTGAGTCTTATATGGGTGTCCTCTACAAGGGCAACCGCAATAAATGGGTTTGCCGTTTCCAGCTTGGAGAAACAAAAAGTCTGTTGCTTCCCACTGCTGATAAGAGAAAAGAGCGCATAACCCTTGAAAACATTTACGACATTTTTAACTATTCTGACAAGCTCCACGAAGCTGTAAAACGGTGCTTGTAATCTTAGCCCAAATATTTCTGTGTTACACACTATAGAACTAATCGGGCTAAATGTCAATAGTATTCGACATTTTAACTGTCTTTCTATGTTTTGCACAAGAACAGAATGGGCTGATTATGCATAATGCAGAGGAAACGCACAATGAATCGTATTATCCAACTTAGAAAAGAGGCTAAATTAAGCCAAGCAGAACTTGCTCATTACGCGGACTGCTCACAGCGTAGCATTTCTCACTATGAAAACGGAACACACAAAATACCCCCTGATGTTTTGTCAAGGCTCTGCACCGCTTTCGACGTTAGTGCTGACTATCTTCTTGGCTTCTCAGACATAAAAAGCCCCGCTGCACAAAACAGCGAGGCTAATAGTGTTTCAGTTACCGCACCTCCCTCCATGTCTGAAGACCTTTTCAGGCGAATAGAGGAAGCGAATAGCTTATTTCTAAAATTGGATGAGGCCGGAAAGGCTCAGGCAATTGCTTATCTGCGATTCCTCGCAGCTCAGCAAGCCACAGATCCTGACGCTCAGGGCTGAGCGTCAGAAATAATCCCAGCAGATCTTCGTCCATTCTTTACTCCTTACTGAGGCAGGCTCTTACGCCTGCCCGGACGTATTACCCGGACGTCGCCGGTCACGATGACCACGCTGCCGGGGCTAAAGACCGTCACGCAGGGGGTAGGGTCAGGAGGCACACCCAGCAGGCCCAGCGGGCTCTCAAGGCGCTCGTTCTTCTCATGGGGCTTGGTCAATCTTTTATTCATTGTGTGCACTCCTTTCGTTTTATTGTCTTGTAGGGCAGGGGCTTGCTCCTGCCGCACAATATAAAATTCTACAAAGGCGGCGGGGAGCCGCGTCGCCAAACTTGAACTCCCCGCCAAAGCTATGAGGGATGACTATAAAATAGCACAAGAATTCGTGCATTTCCACGCCTATATTGTGCGTTTTTTGCGCTGTTATTTTCGTGCTGTTTTTGTGCTCGTCCCGGAAAGAGGGGCAAATGAGCAGACAGGATAAAACCAGGCAGGTCATTCTAAGGCTTAAAGCCGTTAAAGAGGAACGGGGAATTTCGCTTCAGCGGATCCACGACATCACCCTTGAAAAAGGCGGGAACGTCTCTTTTTCTACCGTCCGGAAGATTTTCTCGGAAGGCAGCGAGAACATGAGCTTCCGCTACGAAGACACTATCCAACCCGTGGCAATGGCCTTGCTTGACACCGATGAGCCCACCCGTGAGGTCTCAGGTGTCGTGGAGTCTGAGGCAGAAGCGCTTAAGGCTCTGGTACAGCTGAAAAATTCAATTATTCGAGAGCAACAGGAGACTATCGACAGCATCCGGAGCCGTGAACAGGAGATTAAAGAGGAGGCCCAGAAGAAGATTGACCATCTTCGCGCTCAGATCGCGGACCAGCAGAAGATCCTCGATGAGCGAAAAGAATTCATGGGAGAGCGCCGGGACTTCATCCACCGGCTTGAGGCCGAAAAGGCGTCCCTGCGCCGCACCATTATTGTCCTTGCCTTCGCACTTGTGGCGCTGACTGTCATAATCATTGCGGCGCTGATAATCGACCGCGTCGACCCCAGCATAGGTTTCTTCTGGCTGGAAGATGCCGCCGCACGTATCTTCGGCAACGCCACAGACGGCTTGCACATGCGGCCATCAATGTTTAATTTATAATGTGCCCATTTGGGCACATTACAAAAAAATGTAATGTAATTGTTCAAAACTATGAAGTGCAAAGCTTGCAAAAGAGAAGTCCCTGACGAGTCCATCTTCTGTCTCCACTGCGGAGAGAAGATCGTCCGCACGCGCCAGGAGAAAAAGAATGAAGTCTCTGTGCCTAAGCCCACCCAGCTGGCCGACGGGCGCTGGCGTATTCGGCTTATGATCGACGGCCAGCGATCCATGGTGTACGGTTCCACGGCCAGGGAATGCGAGGCTGCCGCCCGGGCCGTCAAACTGGGCGTCGTCGAGCAGAAAGCGCCGGACAATCGAGTCGTCCGAGACCTCGTTGCCGCCTACATCGCCGCCCGAGAGGGAGTGCTCTCTCCCGCCAGCATCGACGGCTATCAGCGGAAAGCACGGTATAACCTGCAGAACATAATGGATCTGAAGGTTAAGGACCTGACCCCAGAACGGATGCAGGCAGCGATTGATAAAGATAAGAAAAAATACTCAGGCAAGACTATCCACGAAGCCGTCTCCCTTGTGCAGTCAGCCACCGGCTTGAAGTTTCCGGAGCTGGTCAAACCGTCCAAAAAACCTAAAAAAAAGCCTCCTGTCTATTCCTCCGATGACCTGCGTAAGCTCATCCTTGCTCTGGCAGACATAGGAGGGCAGGTGGAAGTGGCCGGTCTGCTGGCGGCCTGGCTTTCCCTCCGTCGCTCAGAAATAAAGGGCCTCCGCTGGAAGGATGTCCACCATGGCTATATCGACGTGGTCAACGCCAGGGTCTACGACAAGAACCACAAACTGGTGGAGAAAGAGACTAAAACCGACGACTCCACGCGGCGGCTTGTTTTGGACCCATACATTGAGGCCCGGATAAGCGCCTTACCTCGCACTGAGGACTATGTCATCACCATGAGTACCGCCGGCATCTGGAACGGCATCACCAAGGCTTGCGCGCTTGCCGGAATTGAGCATGGGTACCTGCACGGCCTGCGGCACACAAACGCCTCAGTAATGGCCCTACTGGGCATTGACGACGTCTATTCAAATAAGCGTGGCGGTTGGGCAAACTCTCATGTGCGGCAGACCGTTTATACCGATGCCATGACCGAGGGCGAAATAGCCGCCGCCCAGCTGGTAGATAGCTACATGACCGGCCTTATAACTTACGGCCCGCCTCTGCCTCCTAACTTCACCCGCAGCAAAGAGTAATTACCACAGATTTACCACCGGATTTCAAAAATTCTGAAATTCCAATGCTTATACGACACGTTTTCGGGGTTCGAATCCCCGCTGGAGCACCAAAAAAGGAAAATCCCGTAGTCCTTGTGACTACGGGATTTTCTTGATTTTTCAATGCTTTTGGTGGTTTTTCCGGCACCTCGGAGTGATGTTTTCACATCAAGTTTGATGTTCAAAAATCAATGTTAAACAGTCAAATTTACCACCGAATTACCACCGGCTCAATGCTTCACGACGCAGGCGTAGTAAGCGGCCAGCTTGTCCTCCACGGCGTCTTTGTCATTGAGCCAGCGGGCCATGGCGGCGTCCAGGTAGAACTCGGGCCGGTCCATTCCGTACTTCCGGGCGATCATCGCCATGTCCGAATACTCCGCGTTCATGGCCGTCCAGATCTTGACCGGGTCGGCGTTGATGCCCCGCTGCTGCATGAGGTTTTTGACCTGCTCCATGGTCCAGTGAGGACCCATGGTGCCGTCCTCATTCTTGATGGAGGCCATCCACTCCTCGGCCATATGGCGGGAGAAGGGAGGATAGCCATCGGCGCTGGAGTAACCCTTCTCGGCGCTGCCGCGGCGCCAGCCCATCTCGTCCCCCTTCATGGGGCCGGGATAGTTAGCTCTGGCGCCTCCGTCCATGACGGCAAAGCCGCGGATGCGGCGCATGCCGTCGTCATTGTACTCGACGCCGCTATTCATGCCGGGGTCGTGCCGGTTCTCCGTGATGGTCCACTTACGGCGGTAGTCATCGTCATCGTCGTCACCCATCCGGGGCTGGTCATAGCCTCCGGCATAGGTGCCGTAGGTGTCGTAGCCGCCTGAGCTGCCGCCCATGTACTCGCTCCTTGTGGGAGCGAAGCGTCCGTTGTCGTAGTGCTCACGGCCGGTGCGGTCCCGGAAGCGGGCGTCGGTGGGCTCATAGGCAGAGCGCATAGGCTCATAGGCTCCGCGGTATTCCCTGCCCCGATCCCGGCCACGGTCGCCCTCGCCGGTAAGCATGCGCATCTTCATGAGATTATTCATGCGCCGCCACCTCCTTCTGCGGGAGCGGCAGCAGGCGCGGTGCCGTCGATGGCCGCAAGGGAGTAGTCAGGGGCGCAGCTGGCGCGTCCCAGCAGTTTGAAGCTGCCGCCGGTGGCGCTGGTACCCACTACGGTGGAGTAGCGGGTCCGGGTACGGATCGCGGCAGCGGTGACTTGAGCGCAGCAGCGGTTGGTCAGGGGATATTCCTCGGTGCCGTCGCCAATGGTAATGACCACGGGCGCGGTGATAGTGGTGGCCGCAGGGATGGTCTGGGCCACGACGATGCAGTACTTACAGCCGTTGGCGTAGGCGCCGGCGGGCAGGTTGATGACAAGGGAAGTGCCGTCAAAGGTCACTGCCTGCGAGATGATCAGCCGGTCGCAGAGCTGGCATACGGGTTTACAAGACATATTAATTCTCCTTTCTCAAGGGAGGGCGTAGGCCCTCCCTGATTATGTCCGTCAGCAGCCGCAGCCGCAGCCGTTGCCGCCGGAGTAGCCGTAGCCGATGCCCACAGGGTTGCCATAGCAGCAGTTGGGATTGGGCACTACGTAAGCGGGCACGGGGCAGTCGCGGCCCAGCCTACGGATGAGCTCGGCGGTCTGTGCCTCCTGATTGGCTGCCAGGAAGCTGCGGTCCTCAGCTCTGCCCAGAGCGCCCTTGAGAGCTGCGATCTCGGCAGCCTGACCGGCCAGCTTCTCCTGCACCATGAAGTCCATAATGCCGCGGTAGTTGGCGTTCTGATTGTCAATCACATCGCGGATGGAGCTCTGGATGGTGTTGCCGAGATTGCAGAAGCCGGTGGCCATGTCGTAGCGTACGGAGTCGATGTTTCGCTGAGTCGTGCAGCAGCAGTCAGAAATCTGATGACCGATGTCGCAGAGGCCGCGGTCTACTCCGTAGAAGCCGGACGTGATGGCGTTGTTGAGGGCATAGGTGCTGTCGCAGATGCCCTGCTGCACGCCACGGACGGCGCTGTCGATGTTCTGCATGGCAAAGCCGTCGTAGAGCTCGGCCCGGGTCAGAGCGCCGTTGATGAAACCACCGCCGCCAAAACCGCCGAAGCCGCCGCCCCAGCCGCCGCCGAAGCCCAGCATGGCGAGGATGATGATGGCCCAGAGGCCCTCGCCGAACATGCCGCCAAAGCCGCCGTTGTTGTTCCCCTCACTCTGGCCCATCATGTAGCCCAGGGAGAGATCTCCAGAATTGTCACCCATAAAAAATTCTCCTTTCAGTTTTGAAAAATGTTGATAAATCTATCCACATCGGGGCGCGCTCCCGTTGTGCGTGTCGGGTGGAGTTTTTATCAAGACCTCCGAAAAACTGAAAGAAGAAGCTGTATTAAATTGTCAGCGCAGGCCCAGCCGCTTTAATGCGTTCTCAGGAGTAAGCCCCCTCTGCTGGAGCATGCTGAGCGCCACGCGCTGAAGCTGCTGTGGGTTATTGGCAGAGAGCAGCTGCTGGGCTTCGATGGCCCGCTGGTCTCCCCGCTGCAGGGCCGCCTGGAAGTCGGCCAGTACAGGGTGTGTGCCCATTTGGGCACCGCCGTTAGTCCTCTGCGTCTGTCTTGGTCTTCCGAGGCTGCTTGCCACCGGCGATCACTCCTTTCATCTCGGCCAGCTCCACACGGAGGGCCTCAAGGTCGTCAAGGGTCGCGTATTTCACTGCGGCAGCTGCGCCGCTCTCCGGCAGAAGCTCAAAGCGGTAGGCTCTGGTGCTGGGATAGCCGCCGCCGTCGGTGGCCTTGTAGTAGAAGATGTCCTCGTTGGCATCAAGGAGGATGACCTCCTCATTGGGGCCCAGCATGAATGCGTCGGCACCGGGCCGACCGTTGACCCGGATCACCGGAGGGGTACCGCCGTACATGGGCCGCATAGGCTGGGGCTGAGGCTGCATAGCCGGCCGCTGCGAAAAGCTCGCAGGCTGGCCCATCATCGGCTGCATGGCCGGCTGCTGCATAGGGATGTAGGTAGGATAATTCATCAGGTCAGCTCCTTTCTTGTGGTTTAATTTTATCGAAAAAGAAAAGACCGTGGGTCAAACCACGGTCTAAGTTAGGTATAAATTTGGTAAATTTTATTTTTCCTTCTCAATGTCGGCCCGGATCAGGGCCTTAATGTAGCCTTGCATATTCTCCATTCGCTCCAGATGCTCGAGGATGTCAGCATCGTGGATGCGGCTGAGATTGACTGCGATGCGGCGAATGTTCTGCTTGCGGTAGTTGTCCACATATTTTGACTGCTCAAATGCCATCTACTGCCTCCATGGGTTCCACTGCGTAGTCCCAGATGGTGGAGCACTGGTCGAACTCTCCGTCCTCGTCGTACTCCTCTTCTGCGATATAGCCGAGTCTTCCAACAGCGAGACCACCGCGTGCGGCATCAGAGTGGTAGGTCACCGGGCAGACGTTCTTCAGGGTGGCACGAGCCTCGTCGAGAGTATCAAAGCTGCCCAGCAGGGTAGGAGCGGTGAAGGACAGGCCCTGGTAAAGGTCGATAATGTCTCTCTCGGTCAGGCCGGTCTGGCGATAATCGCCACGAAACTCGAAGTCTTCTTCGTATACGGAATACTTAATCATTGATGCTTCCTCCTCATTTATCTCTGTGGTATTATATTACCACATTGGTGCACCAATGTCAATAACTTTTTCAAAAAAAATAAATGCAGAAAATCCCGCCGGATGGCGGGATTTTTCTTATTGCGGGAGGCGGGAGGCCACGTCTACAAGACGGCCGCGGATGTGCCGGGCGTGATTGGTGACGGTAACCCTTGTTACGTCCAGCTCGGCGGCCACGTCGGCCTGCGGCATCTTGTCGAGGAAATATCGCCGGGCGATGAGAGTGTCGACCACGCCCAGGTTGGCCTCGTCGATGGCCTTGTTGAATTGTGTGGTGGTCAGCTTTGCCAGCTCCGGCGGCAGCTTGACCCTCGCCCGGGCGTATTCCATCTCTTACTCCTTACCCTTGAGGCCCTGCACCCATGCCTCGCCGGCGCCCAGGATGACGGCCTCGATGTCGGCGCCGGCGGCGTTGATAAGGTCATACACGTTGACGCTGAGCTTTGCCTTGGTCTGGGCCAGAAGCTGCTGATTAAGCCACATAATATCATCGTTACTCAATTTTCCGTCCTCTGCTGCGCTTTTAAGTGCTTCCACGGCAGTCTGCTGCAATTCTGCAGCGGTCAGCATGGTAGCGTCAATGACGTTCTGAGTGGCGGCGGTGATGGCGGCCAGCTCCTGACGCTTGCCCAGCTGCACTGTGAGCCAGGTGCCGCCGACGCTGATGAGGGTCAGCACAAGGGCGGTCAGGATCTTGATAAGGTTTTCCAGAATGATGTCCAGCATGTTTTTCTCCTTTCAGACTAAAAAGTCATGTTTCCACAGTCGCTCGTCGTAGGTTTTGCCAATGTTGGCAATGGCATGGACGGCGCGGTTATTTTTGTACTCCGGATGGGTCTTGCAGTAGGCTTCATAGTCATCGATGTCGGCCAGAACATCGATGAAGTCCTCCTTTGTGTGAGGCAGCTCGCGGATGAGCTCGTTGTTGAAGCGGAGGATCCGCGTGCGCAGCATATCGGCATTGCGCTCATCGTCGGCCTTGATGTGGGCCTCCAGCTTCAGCTGGGTCTCGCCCAGCTTGTCCAGCACCTCGCCGTTGAGGGCTTTGCCCAGTGCCCGGAAGATGCACTTCCAAGGGTCAAGCTTGATAGGTGAGATGTCCACCAGAGCGCTGAGGGCGATGCCGCCGCCGATGAGGGCAGTGATAATCTCGGATAAGTCCAAGGGCCTCACCTCCTTGTCAGAGCCGCCCAGCTCTTGTCCCCGGCGATGCCGTCGGCCTTCAGGCCCTTTGCCTCCTGAAAGGCCATAAGCTGGGAGGCGGTGGCGCCGTCGAACGTGCCGGTAATACCTGCCGGGAATCCGTGGGCTATAAGAAGCCCCTGCAGCGCCACCACATCCGGGCCGTACATCCCCAGCGCCAGCACGCGCGGAGGCCAGTAGCTCTCCTCCGCATCAAGGCTCCCTTGTGTAAAGGGAGCTGTCTCCGCAGGAGACTGAGGGATTGTCTCCCCCTCCATCCCACCAAACTGCATATAGAAGCCGTCAGCGTACCCGGCTCGGTCCTTCACATTGTTCACCGTGGGGCGCTCAAACTCGCGGCATATTCTCTCCGCCGCCTCGTAAATGCCGGTGGCGGTGCGGAGATACTGCCAGAGCTTCCGGTACTCCGGCTCGGTCTGCAGCTCAAGAACGGCGTAGTCTACCTGCATGTCCTCGTTGCCGACGGAGACGCCGCGGCTCCGGGCATAATTGAGAAGCCCGGCCTTGCGGCTGCGGAGCGTCCACTGGCAGAGGCCCACACCGTAAGCATCGCCGGCGAATTTCAGGTACCTGCCGCTGTCCACGGCGGCTATGTACTCCTCGTCGGTCATACCGAGGATCTTGTGCATCCGGTCCTCCACGTTGGTAGATTTCCCACCGCTTTCTGCCCACATATTCCCCATCATGGCGCAGGCTCCAACCGGGCTCATCCCGGCCTCGACCAGCTTAAAGTATATCGTCTGTGCGCTCATGTCAGTCCTCCGTAATCAGACCGGAATAGGTCTTCTCGTCGTCATCGTTCATGCTGTTACCTCCGTCACACTCAGTGCGCCATTGTCGTTCACAGTTACCGTGAAACGTTTGCCACCGGGAGATTTGAGAATCATAGCAGTACCCTCTACAGTCCCGGCAAACCATGCGTTGCCGTCCCAGTCAAGGGTATGGGCGTTGGAACGGTTCGCAGCGTTTGAAGCGAATCCATTTCCAACAATTACAGCGAACTTACTTTCGGTATCCTCAATGTTATATTTGCCGCTGACATGTGAATGAGCGCCGCTTGCTTTAGTCCCCTCTCCCTCTGCGTGAGAGTAGTCGGCAAGAGCTTCGCTGTACCACCCTTCAGCATGAGACGCTCTGCCACCCGCTGTCGTATGCGAACCTTCCGCATGCGAATACTCTCCACTGGAATTGCTTCCATAGCCTTCCGCATGCGAATACTCTCCGCTGGAAGTGCTTTCGTAGCCTTCCGCATGCGAAAAATCGCCATTTGCCGTGGTATTCCTTCCTTCCGCGTGTGAAGAATTGCCATTTGCTGTCGTATGCAAGCCCTCGGCGTGAGAAGATTGACCGTTGGTAACAGTGCTATAGCCTTCTGCGTGTGAGATTGCGCCATTTGCAGTGGTGTCAGTTCCTTCTGCATGAGAAGATGTACCAATAGCATGGGAGCTATTCCCTTCTGCGTGTGAGCAAAAAGCTAGTGCCTTAGTGTTGCTTCCTTCTGCATGTGAGCCGTCGCCGTAAGCAACGCATCCACGAGCCCCAAGAACGTCATCTTCTGTTGACGATGCAGAGAGAGAATCTATCGTAGCGTTCGTCGTATAGCCTTCCGCATGCGAGTAGACACCTATCGTGAGTGTTCCGCTACCTTCACTATGCGAACAAAGTCCTAATGCTTTTGTTCCTTCTCCCTCAGCATGAGACGCTATGCCATCCGCGTAAGTGCTGCGCCCTTCGGAATGTGAGTAATAGAAATTTGCAGTGGTGTTGTTTCCTTCTGCGTGTGAATAACTGCCATTTGCAGTGGTGTTGTTTCCTTCTGCGTGTGAAGCGGTGCCGTAAGCAACGCAATTCTCGCCTATTGCCGCAGAACCAGCGCCTACTTTTTCGCCATCCACCGGGTTGAGCCTGAAGTACCCTGTTGCCCTCGGGTTTTCTTTATCAAGCTTTGCGTTAACAGCGTCCTTTGCACTCTCAGCTGTAGCATTTGCGTTGTCGGCGGTGGTTTGGGCATTGTCGGCGGTGGTTTGGGCATTGTCGGCTGTGGCCTGGGCGTTATCAGCAGCAGTCTGGGCGTTATCAGCAGCAGTCTGGGCGTTATCAGCAGCAGTCTGGGCATTGTCGGCTGTGGCCTGGGCGTTATCAGCAGCAGTCTGCGCATTGTCCGCGGTGGTTTGAGCCGTGGTTATTTCACCGGTGAGCCTCTCGTCCAGGGCGGCCAACGCGGCGTAAATGCCGCGCTCTACCTTACAGGAAATCGCCTTTATGGCCTGCAAAATTAGCTTCATGCCTCAGCCTCCCCGGTGCTGGCGGTGGCGGTAGGCGTCCATGTGCCGTTAGAGGCTATGACCTGCACCATGTTACCGCCGGCAATGTCATATGCGAGCATCACAAAACCGCCCATGTCCGGCGCAAAAACCACCGCCATAATTTGGAAATATATCAACAGCGCTCCCATCTCCGCTACCGCTGGGTCTGCGGTCATGTCCAGATAGACAGTGCCGCCTTTTTCGATAACAGGGGCAAAGTTGTCGTAACTCTCCGACAACATGACCGTTGCAGAGCCGTCGTTTTCGTCTCTCGTAATTTCATCCGCCGGAACGTGGATAACATACCCACCGCCGCCACCGCTCAGGTTGGCCGCGGGTTTGCGTTTAAGCTCCCCGCCCTCCACACAGAGGACGTCTACTTCCTCCGCCTCGGTGGTGGGCAGCTCCGCCGCGGGGATAAGGTTGTATTTTTCAGCCATTTTATTTCCTCCTAATAATAAAGCAAGATATTGCCGACCGCGTCGGTCAGGACAGTGCCGTTAACGTCGGTTATACTGGGAAGCATGTCCGTCTCTATGAGCGCCGCCACGGCGTCCTCCTCAGTGATGCCGCCGGTACCTTCCGGCAAATACCTCTCGTCGATCGGCACCAGCACATCATCCGTGGCGATGGAGAGCGTGACGTCTCCGAGGTAGAAGTCCACTGAATCTATCGTGGTTTTTCCGTTTACGGTGGATATGATAAAAGGCTCGCCCGTTGGGGCGCTGTCTAAAGCGACGCTGTACCCCAGCCAGACGTAGGTGCTGCCGTTGGCGGTGACGGTGGATTTTGCTGTAGTGCGGTATTCGACACCGTTCCAGGTCACCGTGTACTCGTGTCCGGGCTCAAGGGATATAACATATTCCTCATTTGGCACAGACAATGTGTTTTCCGGGAAAAATCCACCGCCGGGGATAAAATAGGGGTAGCCTTCCGGAAGTACGCTCTGCTTTATCAGGCCGTATTCATTGAGGAGGTCAGCGCCGCCACCTGTACCGCCTGACCCGGAGAGAGTTGTGCCGGTGTATACGGCGGAGGCGGTGTTTATGCTCGGTGTGAGGCTGACGATTTTATAAATTCTGCCGTTTATCATTAGAAGCAGGTCGCCCACCTGCAGCTCCCGGTCGCCGTTCTCTATCGTGCTGTATGACACGCCAACCTGAGCCGGAGGCTCGATAGTGCTGTTTAATGAGCACCTGAAGATCGAAAGACCGGCGTTACCCTGCGGCCCCTGAGGGCCGGCGGGGCCTGTCTCGCCCTGAGGGCCTGCGGGGCCTGTCTCGCCCTGAGGGCCGGCGGGGCCTGTCTCACCCTGGGGGCCAGTGGGGCCTATCTCACCCAGGGGGCCTTGGGGTCCGGCGGGCCCCTTGACGTTCACTGGTGCAGGGTTGTCCAGTCCTTTATCGTTGGTCCAGGACAGGGTGCCGTCATCGGACACGGACGGCGTGAATGTTGCGCCGTTTTCCCCGGGTTCGGGCTTTTCGAGCATATCCAGCCGATTTTCAAGGGCGGCGGTTTTTTCTGCAACTGCGGCAGATGTAACAGGCAGATCGTTCTCCGTCTCTATGGCGTCTGCTGTGTTCACTGACAGCACTCCATCCACAAAGCTTAATGACTCGTCGGTTTCGATTTTCGTGGTGATGCTGACGTTTCCGGCGCTGCTGCCGCTTTCTGTGAGGGCCTTTTTCCCGCCGTACTGCATCGCTACGGTTTTTCTCATAAAGATACCTCGCTGTCGATGATCTGGCCGCTGACGCTGGTGATTTCAGCCTCCAGGAACTGAATCCCGCTCAACTCATGCCGCATGACGAAAGAATAAGCCAGAGTGCCGTCGGCGGCCTGCACCCGCAGATAGTCTCCGTCCTCCAGATATGGCCTGCCCTGCATGTTGAGCTCGATAGGTGTGAACGCGATGGGCAGCAGGTGCGGCACAAAGCGCTGTCGGATAAGGCTCTGGATGCTGTCCAGTGTCGCATCGGCCAGAGAGTTAATGACCGAATTGTCGGTCAGGTCGTAGACCGACGCGCCGGTGCCGAAGGTGAAAACATTTGTCTGGGATTCGTCGTTTTCCGTGTAGTTGAAGATCACGGAGCCGATGGGAGCCACGTCGAATTCGTCCCACCAGAAGCTGGAATAGTGCTGTGGCTGGATGAGCACCGGGCTTGCCGTGGAAAGCCGAATAGCCTGCAGCTTTCCCTGCCGGTTGATTTTCCCGAACATGGCATTGAGTTCCAGATAGCCGTCCAGCATTGCTTCCCGGTCGAATGCGTCCACGTAAGAAAAACGGCTCACTCCGATGGGCGTGGTGCTGTCCCATGTTCTTGTGATGAATGGCTTTGCCGTGCCCTTGTTGGTTATGACCACGTTCACGCCAGACGGCTCTGCAACTGCGTAGTTCTTAATATAATTCACTGTTACCGGCGGGAATACTGCATCAAACCGTGCATCCTCCTTGCCGGAGCTGTGATTGTAAAGCTGTACACTGGTAATTGTGGAGGGAGAAAAAACGACGATAGGATCAACCCTGACAACGTTTGCCGGCTGTCCACTGCCGGTAAAAGAGTATCTGCGCGAGTCGGTGCTCTGGCTGTATCCTACGACCGGGATCAACTTGTCGTTGACGATGGGCTGACTCCACATAGGGCCGGCCATTGGGTAGCTGCTGCCGACGCCCGCCTCCCATACCATTGTTTTGCCTTGCACATAAATGACCGGCGCGAAAAATTCAGGATACCTGTCGCGCAAAGCTTCTTCGTTGCTGGAATATAGAGTATTTCCGCCGGCGTGGCAGGTCAGGTCATACCCTGCATCATTTAAGGCGTTGACGATGCTCATGCCCGCGGCTTCGTATGCGGCTTTGTCGTACTCAAGGTTGACCTTGATGAAGTCGCAGTTTGTCAATCCCGCTCCGTCAATGTAGTAGATGTTTGGGTTTATGCCCGTGCTGGCAGCGGTGGCATAGCTGAAGGAAAATCGAGTTCTGCTGCGGTTGAATAGAGCGCCGCTGTGGAATGTATACCCCACATAAGTCGGCGGCGCACCGGCCAAGGTCATGTCGTCCGACTCTAAATTATCCTCCGTGACCTGACTGTACAAGGCCAGCGGGTCGATAATAAGCTTATCGAAAATCGTGGCCGTCGGAAAGCCTGGAAAGCTTTTCGAGAGGGTGGAGTAGCTCAGGCTGTAGGCCGTGACCTTCCGATGCGCCATCATCTCCTGATTTCTCGGGCAGCTCTCCACCCGAAACACGCCGTAAGGAATGCGGTAGACTGGGTTTGTCCCGGTGATGACCTTTCCGTCTCCCGGATACATCAGCACATAGTTGAGGTCTTCTGTGCTAAGGCCACTTATATCGATCTCGCAGAAGCACTCAATCATCATGCCGTACATGTTGGCCACGCCCACCGTCTCGAACTCTATGACGCTGGCTTCGGTCAGGCCGAACTTGAGCACGTCCCGGCTGCAGATGGATTCTGTGAATCTGACGGATTCCTGAACAACGTCGGAGTTTGTCAGATCGTCCATCTCGCCATTAGGAAAGCTGACGCGGAAGTTTTTCCACACGCTGTCGGAGTTGTAAAGCGTCCATATAGGAGCAGGGATATTCAGCATGTCAAGCCTCCATAATTTCCACAGTGAGCGTCTGCCACTGCTTGTCGTTGACTGTGTCCCACTTTCCCGCTCCGCTTATAGTAAGAAAGGCATTAATGGTGACTGTTGCGTGCATGTTATTGACAAACACGCCGATGTTATATGTGCCGTCAGACTGTTTATTGTTTTTGAGAATGTACAAGAAGTCAGTAAGGCTTTCCTCGTTGGAAAAGCCCAGCGTGACGCTGCCTTCAATTCTCTTGCGGATAAGGACGCGCCGTTCTTTCCAGTTTCCATCGGTCCAGCTCTGGTAAACCTCGGTCTGGTTGACGTCATGGTTCTGTATGTCTTCATAAGTAGTCAGATCCAGAGCTTTTATTGAGAAAAAAGTTCTTGCCATATCATGTCCTCGCAAGCGCGTTGTAGTTTGTGGCCTTGGCTCTCACGCCGTTCTCTTCCCGAACAACCTTGAAGATTTTCCGGGTGTCGCCCTGAATGGCGACATTGGCCACCACCGGCCTGTTGCTTATGGCGTCCACCAGCTTGTTGAGATTCCAGCTCGGCTCACGGCTCACGGTCATGCCGGGTCGCTTTGCTCGCTGGAACTCTGCCGTAGCCGTGTCGGTCATGCGGCTGATGGCCTTATTCACTGGGCTCAGGTTGCCCTCGATACCCACGGCCATACCTGCAGGCAGCCAGCGGCCCACTTCATTTGCGAAAACCTTTGACGGGCTTGCAATGCCCAGCAAGCTTTTTGCCCACGAGATTGCGCCGCCAACGACTTCTCCAATGGCGGTAAGAAGCTGGCCGGCTGCTTCAAGAATGCCGCCGGCGATACCGCCGATTATTTGCCCGCCGATGCCACTCCATTCGTGATTAAGGAAAGCCTCAGCGGCCTGTGCAGTGATGTCGGGGATTGCCGCGACCAGCTCCACTGCGCCTTGGATAAGGCCGTTCATGATTTGGATGGCCATTTCGGTGCCGCCTACAAGTAGGCTTGGCGCGGCTGCGATCAATGTATCGCCAATGCCCGACATCAACGTCGGGATCTGAGCAGCAATTTCTGTGCCCATTGAAAGGAAATTTGTCACAAAATTCCCCACCGTGGTGCTCAGGTTCTGTACCGCCGTGCCCAGCCCCTCGCCGGTGGTCATGGCCGCCATAACGTTGGTCCAGCTGGCCTTCATAGCGTTCAGTGAACCGGAGAAGGTGGTTTTGGCTTCCTCCGCTGCCACGCCGGTTAGGCCCAAATTTCTCTGGATCTCATGGATCGCGCTGTACACATCGCCAAGATTGGAGATGTCGTACTTCACGCCGGTCAGCTTTGTCGCGTCGGCCAGCAGCCGCTGCATTTCTGCCTGTGTGCCACCATAGCCAAGCTTCAGGTTATCGAGCATGGTGTAATTTTGCTTTGCAAAGCCCTGATAAGCCTGCTGGATACTTTCAACCGACGTGCCCATCTTCGCGGCATTATCGGTCATGTCCATGATGGCGGTGTTTGCCGCCTCCATGGCCGCCGTGGTGTCGCCGCCGAAAGCCGCCTTAAGGCTTGCACCGATGCTGACCGCCGTCTCGGCGTAGTCGTTGGCGCTGATGCCTGCCAGAGCGGCGCTCTGTGCGTAGGATTTGGCTGCTGCAGCCGCATCGCCGTAGATGGTATCAAGGCCGCCGTAGCTCTGCTGCAGGTCGGCACCGGCGCTAAAGGCGTCTTTTATGACTTTGCCTATTGCGGCCGCCGGTATTGCCTTTTTGAGCGCGGAAAGAAAGCTTGACCCGGCTTTCTGCCCCGCAGGGCCGCCCGCTCCGGAGGCTCCATCGCCCAGCATCTTTTTCAGCTCGTTCTCGATTCCCGGAGCCTTGGGGATAATGTTCACATACGCGCTGCCAAGATCAGCCATCTGTTCCACCACCTTTCAACATGTCTTCCCGCCAGGCTTTGAACGCATCCACGCTGTCAAAGCCTTCCGTTTCTTTTTCCTCTCCCTGCCCGGTCAGGCTTTCGAGGATGGAGCCGGGCGGGTTCCGGCCCTTTGCGCCGTCTTTTGTATTCTGCCATGCGAGGATCCGCAGGGTGTCCACCGCCGCCGCCATCAGAAGGATCTCCGGCGGCGCTTTTGCTCCGGAGATGATCAGCTTTATCCGGGAGTCTTCCCGGAGGCCCACCGCCAGCGTTGCCGCCAGCCTTGCCGGTAGCGCTCGCCAGTCCAGAATGTGGTATGTCTCAGCGAAGTCGCAGGTCAGAGCGTTTGGGGAAAGCCTTGCCATATAGGCAAGGCTCATCAGTTTTTTTCAGCGTCCTCTCCCGGCGCGGCCATGATCTCCTGCAGTTCCTGCTGCAAGGCCATGTAGGGCACGCGGCCCTCGTGGCTTTGGCCGATGTGGTCATAGAGTTTATTTTTCAGCTCACAGCCCAGAAGCATCTCCATGGCCTTGGATGTGGCCTTCAGGCGGTCAAACTCCTGCTCCTCATCGTCCATGATGACGCTGAGAACGTCCACAAAGCGCATGTCGTCCAGTCTCTGGACGTCGTACTCATAGGAAAAGCCGCTGCTGGTCGTTCCTCTTTTCATTTTGACCTCCTATCAGGCAGAAGCGCCCTCGGGCAGCTTGATGTATTCGTAGTGGGTCACGCCGTTGCCGTCGTCCATGGCCTTGATGGTGATCTCGTAGCCGATGGGCTCATCGTCCTTGTAGACGATCTCGCCGACCTCACTGAGGGCACCCACAGGAATGACCACGCGCTTGAGAGCGCCGCCCTTCAGGGCCATGTCGATGACGTAGACGCTTTCGGCCAGCTGGCTTGCGGTGGATTTTACGGTGATGGCGCTGCCGCTGACGGTGACGTTTTCCTCGCCGTAGACGGTCTTGAGCACGTTGGGGTTGAGAGACTCGATAAGAGTCATGGTCCATTCGTCGCTCTTTTCATTCTGCACGTTCAGCACGGGCGTGCCGCCCCATGCGTAGACATCGTCGGTCTCGGCGCTGTTGGCATTGCTGATGCCGTCATCAGAAACAAAGCCCAGCTCCACATAGGCTGTGTCCAGCGCGGTGGAGGCGTCGGTGGGAAGGGCAGTACCTGCAGGGGCTCTGAATACGGCACCGGCGGGCTTGGGCTTGCCGGCGCTCACGTTTGCTACTTTAGGCATAAGGTTTTAACTCCTTTCACAAATCAAAAACGACCTCAAAGAGGGCCTGATAACGGCCCCTCTTGTGAACGAGGTCGGGGTAGTTGTAGTCGGTGTCCAGATGGCAGCGGCTTATTTCGTTTTTCTCGATAAGTCTCTCCATCCAGGGCTTGACTTCCTCGTTTAGCTTATCTGCCTCCGCCCGGCTCAGAGCCCAGCTCTGCACCGCGATGGAGGCCTTGCGGATGTGGTTGGCAGTGCTGCTGCCCACCTTCTCCACGGTCACGAATTTTTCTACGGTGCCCAGATCGGGCACATTTCCATAACAGGGCACCGTCAGAACGTCGTTCAGATATTTGATGATATATTCTTCAATGCTCAAAGCTTACCAGCCTCCAATGACTTCAAGAGGGTGTTGTTTTCGCTGTTGTCCCGGGCAGCGTCCCAGGTGCCGGCGTAGGCAGAGGCGATTGCTACGTACTGGATGGGGTGGGCCGTCTCGGCCTCGTAGCCTTCACCGGCAGCGGCGGCGATGCGCCGGGCGCAGCCGTCAAGGATGCTCTGCATCTCGCCGCTTTTCATCAGCTCGTTGAGCCCGGCCAGATTGAACTTGAACTTGAACTTAGCCACTGCGCTCCACCCTTACCTTCTTGTGCCAGGGCGTCGGCACGTTGGTCTCAATGCCCTGAATGAGGTCTCCGAAGGTGCGGAAGGTTTGCCCGAAAAACTCCACTTCCGTGTCCGTCCAGACGTGTTCGTCTCCTTTGGGGAGGGCAAGCATATACTGGATATGCTTGCCGTAAAGGGAGATGGAGCTGGTGACCTCGTCGGTGCTGGGCTCGCCCACAAGGACGTTGTGAACCACGACCTTCTCGTCGTCGTAGACAGGGCTGTTAAAGCTGTCCACGCCGGTCTGGGTCTTGACATGCAGGATCACATCAATGCCGCGCATTCAATGTCACCTCCGCCGACCGTCAGATTTTCCACAGGGCTGCGGCTGCCGATGCGGCCGCCCATGCCCAGAAGCTGCTTATCAAGCTTGGCCAGATACAGCTCGCCCACGGCGCCGCTGTTGATGGTCCAGCTCTGTGAATAGCCCAAAGCGCTCATGCTGCCTTGGCTTGCGCCTACTGGTATGCCCAGCTCTGCGCTGCTGCCCATGGCCCGCATGACCATGCGGCAGGAGACGGTTTTCTTCGCCTCTGCCTTGGCCTCCGGCGCAACGCTGTCGATTATCAGCGCCGCGTCCTCAAGGAGGCTTTCGCAGAGGGCGTTTTCAGATTCCGCAAACGTCCGGGAGAGCCGCTTTGCGACATCTTCCGGCGTGGCGTATGTGATGGCCACCGGCATTCACCTCATTTCTTCCGCTTGGCCTTGGGTTTTTCGGCCGGTTTTGCCTCGGCATGGGGCACAAGTCTGTGCCCCGCCTTGGCGTACATTTCGACCAGCCCAACCGGCACCAGCATCACCGTGCCGGTTACACAGTTGAGCATCTCGACCCGCTCGACCATCAGACAGCCTTGGTCAGCAGGTTGAACATGGACAGGTCTGCGCGGAAGCCTACCTCGATTTCGGCCATAACGGCGAACATGTTGCGCTGCCACAAGTTGACCTGCTCGCTGCCGATCTTGAGAGTGGCCTGATCGGCGTAGGAGATCTGGACGCCTTCCACGGTGCCGTAGAGGGCCTGAGTCCAGTCACCGGCTACGCCCACGGTGTTGAAGCCGCTGGGGTTGCCTGCAACAAATGCGCCCTTGGTCTGGTGGGTGTCTGCGCCGAGGATCTTGCCGGTTGCGCCGTCAGCAACGGAGCCGACGAAAAGGGGACGGCCTGCACCGTCGCGCTCGCCCAGAAGAATGCCTTCGCCCTGAGGGGAAAGTGCGATGCCGTTCATGATGCCGCCGGCGGTGGCGATGGCGGTCTTGGCGGCCACAAGAGCGCTGTATGCGCCGGACTCTACGCCGAGGTCCTGTGCGGTAGCTGCGCCCAGTGTGTCAAAATTGCTGCCGGGTGCGCCGGAGGCAGGGCCGAAAACAGTGGCGTCAAACTTCATGCCCAGAGCTGCGGGCAGACGTGCGACCAGAGCGTCGTAAAGGGCGGCCATGTCACGCTTGAATTCGTTGGAGAAGGGCACGATGACGGCCAGCTTGTAGGCCTGCATCAGCTTGGTGGTCATGCTGGGGTTGGAAACGGGCTTCTCCTCGGTTTCACCCACCCATGCGGCCTGGGGATCGCCAGTGATAACGGGAATGGTCAGGCCGTTGCCGGGGAGAGTGATCTTGCGGGCAAGACGCATAATGGCGCTCTGTTCCTGAGTCTTCTGGAGGATCTCACTGGAAACTGCAGAAGGGAGAGTAATGTTGGTTCTATTGGTGTTGATAGGCATTTTTATGCTCCTTTCAAAAGTCAGAAATTAAAAATTTTCCTTTGCCCAGTTGGCGAACTGGTCGCGGGTGCTGGGGCCGCCCTTGGAGGCAGGCTCGCCGCCGTCACGGATAGAGAGTCCGTCGGGCTTTGCGAATGCGAGGATCGCGTCTGCCTGAGCAGCACAGGCCTCTTCTGTTTCTCCGGTAAGCAGGTTGACAGGAACATTTTTGTCCTTAGCAACTTTCTCCCGGGTCACTCTGAGAGCGTCGGCGGCTTTCATGCCGTTCAGCTCCGTGGTGACTTTCTCAAGCTCTGCAAGCGCTTTCTGCAGATCTTCGCTCTGGTCCTGAGCCGCGGCCGCGGCCAGACCTTCCTGAGCGGTTTTCAGCTCTCCCGCCAGTTTTTCGTAATCCTTTTTCGCGGCGTTGATGTCAGCGCCGTTCAGGTCCATGATGGCGTTCAGCTGTTCGGGGGTGGCATCAGGGAAGATGGCTGTGATGTCTGCTCTCTGCATTTTCGGTCCTTTCCCGGCTACGCTTTTTTGACGGGGGTCGCGTCCCCTGCCGCTGGCAGTTTTACGGCTTGCCGGCCTGATTTATGAAAAGTCCTCCGGTTTGAATGAAGCCCGGATTGCTTTGTCATCGATGTAGATGTCTGCATAAATTTTTCGCGGGTCGCATTTGCTGTGCTGCACCCGCTCGGGAGAGTTGCTGTTAACGAAATTAGGGGCAAAGCCGCACTCGCGCAGCTTTATCAGTGCCGCTGCAAGGCTGCCGGCTTCGCGGCAAGTCCAAAGGATGACGGTGTCACCGGCGCGCTGTGCCTGTTTAAGCCATTTAATTAGCGTCCAATTTACTTTGCCCTTGCAGTCAACAAGGGTATCGTCGTAGTCGACAGCAATGATCACAGTCCCTGCTCCCTTCGTTTTCGCTCGACCCGCTCGTGGTAGGCTTCACGCTTTTGAGCGTTTATCTCTTCGCGATTTTCCGCATACAATCTGCGGCGGATAGCGTTAATTTTGTCGTTGGGTCTGCCAGGAGTCGATGCGTATAGGTTGTAGTAAGTTTCAGGCTCATACCCTTCGACATCCATGGAATCATCAAATCTGACAGCATAAGTGCAGTTGCAGTTTGCGTGGATATGTTTGGCATGCCCGCGGCTGATTGCTTTTCGAGAAGCTTCCTGCCAGCCTCTGGAGGCTAAAGTAAGACAAAAAGCGCAAGTCTCGCCAAGCGGGATCCATGCCCATTCAGCACCGTCTCTCAACGCGTTCTGCATTGTTGTGTCGACGCCGGTCACCTTTACAAGACGGGTAATTGAATCGCCCATCAGCTTGGGGTTTCCACTTCTGGCGGTTCCCTTTACGGCCATGGCCACTTCTGCATAAGTTGGCGTAGGCGCCGGAATAGCAGCAAGAAGAGATTTCCCGGCAAGCTCTGCCGTAGCGTCGTACATCTCCGCGGCCAATGCGGCCGAAGCTTCGCCGTATTTTGTCGCCAGAGAAAATCCGTACTCAACAATCTGGTCGATGTCTGTTATTTGGTTTGTGATTACCCAGTCTTGCAGCTCATAGCCAGCTTTTCGGCTGATGAAATACAGCCGTTCTATATACCTTCGCCACTCTTTTTCGCTTATTGTCTTTTTTCTTCTCATGCCTCGCCCTCAAGCTCCTGAAGCACCGCAAGGCCGCGGGCTCTGAGCTCCTGGCCTTTGATGCGGCGGATTGTGGCGGCGTCAAAGCCCACCATCTCAAGGAATGTGTCCGTCTGGGCGAAGGCCGGTCTGGCCGTGGCCAGCTTCAAAGCCGCGTCGGTGGTGACGGCCACATTTGGCATGGCGGGGTTTCTGAAACGAGCCATGATGTTACGGTCTTCTGCCGGCAGTGCTTCAAGACTTACGCCGCGGGTGATGGCCAGAGCCATCAGGGCGATATTGCGGAGGCCCTCGCCGTTGCCGGTGTTCAGCTCTTCCGCCAGGGTCACAAGTGTCTTGCTCTGGGCCAGAATGGCATCGGAGCTTGTGGGGTTTGCGTCGTTTACCACGCCGGTGTCGGTAACGGTCAGGCCTGTGGCGGCGGAAAACTGTGTGGACAGAAGCCTGAGCATGTCCACGTGAGGAGTAATGCCGCCCTGGCTCAGCTGGCCGAATGTAGGATTTTCACCCGTTTCCGGGTTAGAGGTAGCAGTGATGATAGAGCCTACGTACTGCTTGAATTTTTCGCTTGTGATCTGGCTGTACTGCTCATCGGTCACGCCCAGCAGATATTTCTGCGGCGTTGTGGAAAACTCAAGGCCAATGGTGGCGTTGGCCACGGTGCGCACGTAGGATTTGATAAGCTCTCTTATGGGGCTTTTTATGCGGCTGCGCCCAAAAGGCTTGGAGCTGGTGGCGTTCCAGATAAGCGGCTCCATCAGAGGTCTGCCAAGCTTGTGGCCTACCGCTGAAGCTGTCCACTGGTCGCCGCTGCGGCTCAGGACCCATGTGGCCCGCTCCGTGTAGAGATTGATAAGGCTCGGCGACCAGTTGGCGTCGGCCTCGTTGTCCGGTGCCGTGTCGATAATGGCAAAGCCGCAGTCGATGCGGCCTTTTTCTCCGTTCCACCTTGCCGCAGCGCTCTTGGGAGAATGCCAGCGAATGCGGCAGCTGCGGTCCTTGTTCTGTGAAAGCGTGGAAAAGGTGCAGCCGAATTTCAGCTCGTCCCGGACGGCCTTGGGATATTCAGCTATAAGCCGGTTTTTGTCGGCGATCTCCCGCAGCTCTGCCACGTCGTTGCCGTCGGTGCCGACGAAGCCGTCAAACATAGACCGGGCGGCCAGCACGTCAACGGTTTTTGCGCCCCATGCGCAGCCTATCTGCAGGTTGCGCATGCCCTGCGGCAGCGCAATGCCCAGATTCACTTCACTGAGGGGCACGTCGCCCTCGTAGTAGCGCTCCTTGATGCTGTTCTGGCTGTCATGCCGGTTGTAGATGTTCAGAAGATCCTGAAGAAGCTCCTGTTCTGCTTCGGGCAGACCTGCAACGGCCTGCGGGCTGATTTTTATCTGCATGTTTTATCACCCAATCAACATTTTTCTGCTCGGATCTCGTTTGCTTGTTTTTGCGCCCCAGAGGGCCAGAGAGGCCGCCTCGATGGGGCTTGAATTATCGCCGCCAAAGCCCCAGCCGCCGCTGATGGGCCGCTTGACGGAGCTGACGGCGCTTTCCCGCAGGGCCTCCTGCCCGGCGTACCAGCTGACGCTTTGCTCGCTCAGGCTGTTGCACAAGGTGCTGACCGCTGCCAGCACGTCCTTGCTGCTGGCCCTTATCACGGAGCCCTTGGCCCTCCACGTGTCGGAGATTTTCTCTATCAGCACGTCAACGCCGTTTCGGCCATCGATGACCACGCAGCTGGCCTTGCCATATCTGGCGTTGAGCCAGTCGGCCAGCCACTGCGTGCCCATGCCGGTGGGCCTCCGCTCAATGAGGGAGACTCTGGCCGTGCCCGATTTGGGCACCACCGCTCCGCACAGAGATACCTCGGAGCCGTCGGCGGAAAACTTCACGCCGTATGCGGTCTTTCCCTCCGGCTTCATCTCCTCGCTGCGGCATGCGTCCCACACAGTCTCGCTGATGCAGCGGTCGTCCGCGGCTGCGGCTGCCGGTGGCCACCATCCAAGGCGTTCACGGGCAAATCCGTCCGGCGCCATGGAGCGCCGTTCCTCTGCGGTAAATGCCTCTGTGAGTAGGTAGCCCAGAGAGGGGTTAGCCTCATACCAGAGGTCAACGTTGTCCACGTCGATTTTGTCTACGCTTTCGCCCTCCACGCTCCATTCGTGCCAGGCATCGCTTTCACTGGGAAAACCGGTGCAGGCCTCGCGCCTGCGGTAGAAAACCACGCCCGGGCAGTCGGGGTAGGGCGGCGTGCCGGTGTAGATGATTTGCCTTGTGCCGGTGGTGCTGGCGGCCAGCGTGGCCATCACGGCCTCCACCTGATCGTCGGTCAGCTCCTGAGCCTCGTCGTAGACCACAAGGCTGATGCCGTCAAAGCCTCGGGCCGCCTGCCTCGTGCGGGTGGCAAACTCGATGCGCCCACCGTTGGTCAGCTCAATGGCTTCCTCGCCGTTGGTGTAGCGAATATCCTTCACCAGGGCGCACACTTCCGGATGCCGCTTATCGGTGAACATTGCTTCCAGCCGTCTGAAGCTCTTCTTGGAGGTTCGGGTCTGGTGGGCCGTGTGCAGGATCCGCTCACGCTTCACCACAAGGCCGAAGAACTCCCGAGCTTCAAGGCACACGTTCTTGCCGTTCTGTCTGGGCACCGCCAGACCGGCAGAGGTGGTGGAGTAGTGGCCGCCAGCGTCCAGCCCAAGCCAGCAGTCAAGGATGCCTTGCTGCCACGGCCAGAGGTCAACGCCGTAGGCCTTCATCAAGAGGGCCGCGTCACCGCCGTCTGTCTTCACTCTCCGAGGCTCGACCCTTAGCCTCGGTGTCTGATTACCCGTCCTCATGCTTTGACAAGATGAAGCCCAGCACCGTCTTGTCCTCTGCCGATGCCTCGCCGTTAAGGTCAAGGTTTCCCTTGAGTTTCCTCAGCGCCTTAGGCGTCAGGCCCAGCTCGTCCCGGCTGGCCCGGATGTCCCGCCGGAGCTGGATGATGATTTGGTAGATCGGGCTGGTCACCAGCGGAGCCTGACCCGGCGCAGCGGTGGCTTTCCACTGCTTCTGCGCCCGGCTCAGCTCACGCTCAAGGATGCAGAGCTGATGAATGGCAGCGTCAAAGGCGGGGTCATAGATGCCCAGCTCAGTGAGCTGGAGCCTGTATTTGTCTTCGGCTTTCAAAGGCTACCCCCCCCCCGATTTTTTCTTGGTGCCCGGCCAGGGCACACCATGTGCCAGCCTTGATTTGGGGCTCATATTCAGAGCCTCGCTGAGCTTCAGAGTCTGCGCCACCAGTTTGTCCTGGGCGCCAAGCCACTTTGAAGCGCTGTCGCTGTCGCCCCGATTGAGGGCCGTGGTGACGTGGTTTGTTATGCGGGTGTATTCGTTCTCCGCCATGAGATACTTGACCAGCAGCGGCGCGTCCACGTCGCTGTAGCCTACCCGCTGAAGATCTTCCGCCAGCTCCGCAAAGCGCTGTCGCATGGAAGCCGGCAGATAGTCCGGCACGTAGGAGCTCATGTGAGAAGCTCCGCCTTGCCGCCGGTCAGGTCCTCCCAGCGGCGGATGATGACGTCGCAGTAGCCCGGGTCAAGCTCCATGCAGCGGGCGCGGCGGCCCAGCTGCTCAGCGGCAATAAGGGTGGAGCCGGAGCCGGCGAAGGGGTCCAGGACGATGCCGTCAGGCGGACAGCTGTTGCCGATGAGGTAGGCGCAGAGCTTCACCGGCTTCATGGTCGGATGCTGCTCGGAGCGGTTGGGCTTATCGAAGAACAGGGCCGTGGTCTGTTTGCGGTCGGAAAGCCAGGTGTGAGCCGCGCCGTCTTTCCAGCCGTAGGCCAGCTCCTCAGCGTTGGCAGGGTCTCTGAAGCCAGCCAAAGCGGCTTCGTGCTGCCAGTGATAATCAGAGCGGCTCAAGGTGGCGGAGTTTTTCACCCACACAAGACTCTGACGGACGGAAAGACCGGACAGATGGCAGGCGCGGCGAAAGATGTAACCGGGTGCGCCTGATGCGAACCAGATGTAAAAGGCGGCGCCGGGAGCAAGGCTGGCCTTGATGTTCTCAAAAGCCGCCTGAAGAAAGTCGATGGCAGCGGTTTCCGGCAAAGCGTCGTTGGCGATTCTGTTTCTGTTGCCGTTAGGGCCGCCGTCATAGTCCTCCACGTAGGGCGGGTCAGTATGAAGAAGCGCGGCCTGGTCGCCGGACATCAGGATCTGGTAGCTCTCCGGCTGCGTGGCGTCGCCGCAGTAAAGCCGGTGCGGGCCCAGGGCCCAGAGCTGGCCCGGCTTGCAGCTGGGCTCGGCAGGCGGCTCGGCGTCGAAGTCGTCCTCCTGCACCTCCACCGGCTCCGCCAGAAGCTCGGAGGAAAAGCCGGTAAGCTCCACGTCAAAGCCGGCGTCCTGAAGGGCCAGCAGCTCCGTCTCGACGATGGACATGTCCCAGGCGGCAAGCTCCGCCAGACGGTTGTCGGCCAGAATGTAGGCTCGGCGCTGGGTTTCGGTCAGATGGTCCACCAGCACACAAGGGGCCTCGGTGAAGCCCTCCAGCGCCGCGGCTTCGATGCGGCCGTGGCCGGCGATCACGCCGCCGTCGGCGGTGATCAGCACCGGAGCCACAAAGCCAAACTCCCGCATCGAGGCCCGAAGCTTTTCGATCTGCTCCGCAGAATGAGTGCGGGCATTGTGCTCGTAAGGTTTGAGCTCGGCGATGGGCCGCAGCTCAAGGGTTGTCGTTGTCCTCATGGTTCGACCCTCCTTCGGCCGTGTCCGCGTTTGCGTCCGCGTCGCCCGTTCGTGGGCCGCGTCCGCGTCGCGCGGTCTATGATTTATTCGGATGTGCCCGATTTGGCACAATTTTTTGCATTTCTCGGAATTTTCTCCGGGGGTATTTCGGCGCTGGTGCCGATGAGGAGCCTCAAGACAGGGGGGTGGGCCCCTTTCCCACCCATCACCAGTCACCATCTGGCAGCGAGATCCGCGCCACGGGGCGGTCGCTCAAATGCGTTCTGCTTCCTTTGGCCGCGTTGCAGCAGTAATGCGCGGCCTGCAGGTTGTTCCAGTCCTGGGCGGCCGCCTCACGGCTCTCGTAGCCGAACAACGCGTGTTTGGAGATAGGCCGTATCTCATCGATGACGAAGCTCAGCGGGTGCTGGGCGTCGCTGGGCTGGTCGTACCGGATGGGGCCAAGCCTTCCGCCGCAGATCCCACAGGGGGCGTTCATCGCCTTAAACCTTGCCCGGTGCTTTCGGCGCAGGTTGCCGTTGGCTGTCCTCGGATTATGTCTGCTGCCCATGGGCTATCACCTCCATGCCAGGCAAAACAAAAAGCCGCAGCCAGAAACCAACGCATAAGCGTCAATTCACTGGCCACGGCTCAAATAGCACTTGCCCTCGTCGATATCCACGATGTATTCGGTCTTACAGATCCGGCAATAGATCACATCATTGCGGCTGTAAGTGTCAGGTCGAATCTGTTTCATGTGGGCATTGCGCCCGCAGGTTGGGCAAGCAACCCAACGACCTTTCACTGGTAGCATTACATCACGTTTTTGGTGGGAACTCAACACTTATTGCACCTCTTTTCCCAATAATAACATAGATTCCGAGCTCGAAAATAATTAAAAGCCCCTTTTATGTCCTCAGCTTCCGCCTGTGTTTCCGTTTGGCCCTCGGCGCTCTGGGCAGCACCTCACTTATCATCTTCACGTACTCCCAGCTGCCGTATTGATTGCTGCATTTCTCCGCCGCCAGCACCACCGCGCCCTCCGGCACGATAAGATTTGTGTCGTCGGTGACCACAAAGGTCTCCGCCTCCGCGTGACGGCAGCTGCGGGTGTAGCTCCAGGTCCGCTTGCCCACGCGCTCCGGATATTCCTTGCACATGTACCTTGCCAGAGTCTCGTAGTTTTTCTCCTTGTCAGCCCGCAGCGGCTTGATGTAGACGCCGCCGTAGGGCCACGCCGCCTTGAAGTCCTCAAGGTCCCGGCCTGTTGAGTTGATGACGCAGTGGTGATGGTAACGGCCACCCTCGTGGCGGCTCTCCACGTTCCAGATCATTCTGAATTCCTGACCGGCCTCTTGGCGCAGCTTGCTGAGAGCAGCGCGAAACAGTTTGATGCGGTAGTCCGCCTCACGGCGCATAAAAGGCAAAAACTTATCATCATAGTCCAGAACCACCACGCAGTCGCCGGGGCGGAAGTTGGCAGCTATCATAAGCTCCAGCTTCTGCCACGAATACTGTTGGTTCATCCGGGCCTGAGCCTCGCTCTGGGCCTTGTGCTTGGCAGCGCGCACCCGGTCATCGTCCTTCTTCCGGACCCGGTCATATACCACTTCGATACGCAGATTGCCTGCGCTTATGATCTTTTTGGTCTTGGCCATGATAGCTCCTTTGCGTTTGTCCTCTGCCCTCATGGCCACAGACCTCATTATTATTTTAATTAATCATCGATCTCCGGCTTTATCCGTGAAGAGATCGGCTTGGTGAATTCCTCCACCGCCTGGCCGCAGCGCTCAGGGCTGTTAAGGCAGTGGTTGCCGCAGCGGTCGTAATCGGCGCAGCTGCGGCAGCAGGTGCGCTCACCGGTGCGGTCGCAGTAGAAGATGTTGCACATTTTCACACCTTCCGGCGGTCGGTTGCCGGAGTAAGGGCAATAGTAACGCCGGGTGGCCAGATTGTGGCTCTTGTAGCAGGCCACCAGTTCCGGGCAGTCTTTACATTTCACTGATGATGTCTTCCTTTTCTCACATAGTCGAGCCCGTAATACTGCACACAGCGGGCCGCGCGGTCGGCCTTGCCCTTTTTGTTCCATTTATCCATGAGAGCCTCGTGTTTCTCTCTGGCATCAAGGTATTTCTCGCAGCTGCCGTGGCAGCCGGGAGAACGCTCTCCGCAGTCCCGACATACAGTAATGCTCATGTTTTACCTCCTACTGTGCGGAGGCCGGATGTCCTCCGGCCTTTGGCAGTGACTCTCACCGAGGCACTCCTCGTCGTTTCGGTTGATGCGTCGGATGACCTCGTCAATGGTCAGGTCATCCTCTATAAGCTTGCCGTTGATCCGCAGCGCGTAGAGCTTTTCGCCTCCGCGCTCGCCGGACACGGTGAATTCGATATCAGGCATCTCTCACCCCTCCGGCAGCGGCCACCAGCCGATGACCGTTGCAGTGTTATGCAGCCCTTTCCATTCTTCGCCGGTCCAGACGATGTCTACCACCCAAGGCTCAAAGCCATCGTCAAAGTCCACCTTGCACCAGTACCGACCCTTCTTCTCCGGCTCACCGGTCTGCCACACAGGCTCCCTTGTGTAAAGGGAGCTGTCGGCGGAGCCGACTGAGGGATTGTCCGCCTTAGCCATCTCCATGACCTCCGTCCGGCCCAGCAGGAAGTCCACGCTGCAGCCCATCAGGTCGGCTATCGCCGCCACATCCTTTGCGGCAGGCTTATGGAACATCCAGCGGCCGTATTCATTCTCGGGACTCTCGGCCAGCTCCTTTATGCCGCCCACGGTGCAGCTGGAATACTCGAACTTCAACTTCACATCGTCCGCCAGCCCTGCAGCCTCGGCTGCCCTGATGTAGGGCGCGACCCTGGCCCTGAACTCTTCAAACTCCCGGGCCTTGCGCTTTTCAGCGGCTTTGGCCTCTTTCTCATCGGCGGCAGCCTTCACGGCCTGCCGCTTGGCAGCGGCAACCTTGCACATTTTGTCGCAAGCCCCACAATATGAGCCGTGTCCGCACTTCCCGCCACGGCTGCATGCCAGGCAGCACTTCTCTCCCTTGCAAAGATCCTCCCACGAGGGACAATTGAGATCCCGGCGGAAAGCCACGTCGCCGTGGCCGCAGACCTTACCGGTGACTGTGCAGACAAACTCCATGTTCCACCGTGCACCGTTCTCCCAGGCCTCCCGAACCCGTCTGAGCTTATCAGCCTGCAGTGAGCCGGGCTTGACCTTGGCGGAGGCCACACGCCACTGAAGCTCCTGCGGGCTCTGGGCCAACTCATAGGCCACGGACTCTGCAAGGCTGCCGTCCTGCCACTGTTCAATGAAGACCTCCAGCCGCTCGTTGATAACCTTCAGTCGGGCCAGCTTTGATTTGGAGACCTGGCAGGCGGCGGCCACATGGTCCCGCATCCTCCCGGGAAACTCAATGCCCTCCTCCTTCAGCTGGTAAAAGAGCTCCTGCACCCTCTCGGCCTGACGGCTCAGCTCCCAGTTGGAAAGCTGCCGGGTATTGGCGTTGCCGTAGATGAGGCGCAGCTCGTTGAGAGCCTCGCTGCCGTTCTCCACCACCATGCAGGGCACGTTGGAAAAGCGGTCCTTGCCCTCACTGACCAGCAGCCGCAGGGCCGCCAGACGGCGGTGGCCGCTGACCACAATGTAGCTGCCGTCCTTCTCCGGATCAGGCCGGACGTTGAGGGGCTGCTGCAGGCCCACAAGCTCGATGTTGGCGGAGAGCTCCGCCACGCTGTCCTCGGTGACAGTGTAGAAGTTTTTCTCATCGGCCCGGAGCGCGTCGATGCTGACGGTCTTCAGCTCCGGTGCCAATTTGGGCACATTTTCGAAAATGGACGCAATATCAAAAGCCATCACTTCTCCTCCTTTACCATCAGTTCCTTGACAAACTGCTCGTAGTCCTTGGCTGCGGCGCTGGTGGGAGAACTCTCAATCAGGGGCCGCTGGACAAAGGTCATGTCGTCCACCTTGGGCGTGCGGCGGATGTGTCCGAACACCTCAAGACCGGAGCCTCGTAACGCGGCCTCCGCCTGCTGGATGTTCTTGGCCTTGTACCACATGGTAGGCAGAAGTCCGGCGATCTGAAGCTCAGGGTTGATGCGCTGCATATTTCTGACCTGGCGGAGGATATTGCCCATGCCCCGCAGAGAAAAGGCGTCCAGCTTCATGGGGATGACCACCGCATCGGCGGCTACCAGAGCCGCAGCGGAGGCGGCGTTGAAGGCCGGCGGGCAGTCGATGAGCACGTAGTCGTAGGCCCAGCCCACGCCATTTTCGCCTCGAAGCAGGTCACGGAGGCAGGTGGCGGAGGCGCTGCCCAGCTCCACCTTGGTAAGATCAAGGTCCATCAGCTCCTCGCTGGCCGGAAGGAGATCCACGCCCTCAATGTTGCTGTGCTCGATATGACAGTTCTCCGGATGGTAGCCACGGCGGAGAAGATCCGCCAGGGTGAAAAAGTGCATGGCATCCCGCTGTATAAACTCGGTGCAGTTGGCCTGACTGTCGGCGTCGATGACCAGCACCTTCTGGTTAAACTTTGCCGCCATGATCGCGGCGGTATTAATAACTGTGGTGGTCTTGGCGACACCACCTTTTAAGTTGACGACTGCTATAATCTTCATGTCCTCATAGCTCTCCTTTTTAAGTTAGTCCACTTTGGTCGGTACGGAGATCTTTATAAAATCTGCGCCGGCATGATCAAGCGCAATTTGGAAAGATTCCTCCATAATGACTCTGGCATTTTCCGGGCCGACGTCCTGTGCCATTGAGTTGTAGATCACGTTTGCGGCATTACAAAAATCATTTAACAGCTCTTTTGTTGTGCCGCGCATATAGCTCTCGGCACCTTTTTCGATGTGTATCATCCTTATAGCTCCTTGTTTTCATTTCAAAATCTTCACCGGATCGCCGGCGATCAGGGGCAGCTTGAAAGTCTCGTGGCAGTCATCGCCCTTGGCCTTGTACTTCACTCTGAAAAACCCGGCCTTCTCGTTTATGTAGTCCACCACACCCTCCACGTGCTTGGGTATGCCCTCAAGCTCGGTGTTGACCCAGCCTGCCGGCAGAATGCGGACCTTTGTTCCGATTGCTACGTTCATTATTTTTCCTCCTTCTAAAACGGAAGACCCTCCCGGCCTCCCGGCGATTCCTCAAATGTGACCTGCCGCTGGCTCTCCTGCAGCTCCTTAAATCGCCGCTCTCCCTCCTTGAAAGACTGGGCCCGGCTCAGCTGCTTGTTCAGCGGAGTGAAGGTCTGAAGTGCCCCGTCAAAGCTCAGCTCAAGAAACACGGCCTCACCTTCTTTGTTCTTGGCGAGGTTAAGTATTCGGCTGCTCCGGTTGTCATTAGGGTCGGACGGGTAGAGCAGCATCGCCGCGTCCGCGTCCTGCTCGATCTGGCCGGACTCTCGGAAGCTGGACAGGTTGGGCGGCTTGGGTTTGCCGCCGGTCTTCTCCGGGCGGCTCAGCTGCGCCAGAGCGAATACAGAAACTCCGTGCTTCTGCCCGAACACGTGCAGACCCTTAGACACGTTGCCGATCTGGACGGTCAGGTTCTCGCCGCTGCTGCTGACCAGCTGCAGGTAGTCCACGAAGATGACCTCATATCGACGGTTAAGGCTGATAGCCTGGATGTCCTGCACGCTCATGCCGGCGGCGTCGATGATTTCAAGCTTCAGCTTCGAGAACTCCGCTGCGGCCTTGTTGATAGCCTTCCAGTCGGCAGAGCTCAGGTCCCGGTTCTTTATCTTCGGCAGCGGCACCCGGCTCATGGAGCAGATCATCCTGTCCATCATCTTCCGCTTATTGGACTCCAGGAAGAAGTAGCCCACCCGGTAGTCCGTGGCCAGGTGCCGGGCGATCTGTGCCGCTATCATGCTCTTTCCCGCTTTCGGGTAGCCGCCGATGACCACGAAGTCACCGGCCTCAAGGAAGAGAGGCTCGTCCAGCTCCTGAAAACCTGTGCGGATGTAGTGAGGCTTGCTCTCCAGCCTGTCCATGAATTCATGGGCAGCCTGCTCGGCGCCGGTTATGTCCATCCGACTCCGCTGGCCTTCCAGTCTGCTGATGTCCTCCAGCACGCTCCTGGCCGCGGTCAGATCCTCGCTGTAAGCCAGCGCTGTGCCCAGATAGCTCAGATTCTTGTGGAGCGTCCCCTCCCGTAGGATCTTCGCGTACTCCGCAATGCCGCCGCATTGAGTGCCCATGGCGTCAATAATGGGGTAGTCCCAGGCATCGCCGCCGCCCAGCTTATACTTGAGCGTGACCACGTCGATGGCCTCTCCGGCAAAAAACAGGGAGCACAGGCCGCTCCAGATGCTGCGCTTTATGCCCTCGGGGAAATCCTCCGGCCGCAGCTCCGCTGCCAGCTGTCCGAAATTCTCCGGGCGGCGCAGGGCTTCGCCGATGAGGGCGTTGGCAATAAGCTCAAGGTCGGCCATCAGAATACCTCCCTTGTTTCAGCCCAGCCGCCCGCAGGCTCGCTGGCAGCAGCGCAGGGACTGACGGTCTTTTCCTCATCCTCCCAGCGCCGCTTGGAGATCCAGCGGCAAGCGTAGGGGATGCCAATGCCCCGCTGCCAGTCCTCGGTCATAAGCTGCCGGTTAAGGGCCTCGCTCATCTTCCAGATGGTATCCATGTCCGGCTTCAGCTTATCCCAGGCGGCCCGGGCATCGCCCTTGGCCTCGCCCCGTGGGTAGCGCTGCCAGAACCGCTCAAACATCTCCGGCATCCACTCGCACTGTTTTTTCTCCCGCCGCGCCCCCCTGGGGGGCTTTGGGGGGAGAGTTGTAATATTACTATTTTCTAATGGTCCCGGATTTTTTTCCGATACCGTCCCGGATATTTTTCCGGTATCGGATTTATATCCGATACCCCCGGTAAAGTCGTAGGGTTTGCCGGTGAGATAGACCCGCCGCTTATCTCTGTTCTGCCGAGAACTGTCCAAGTCGATGATGATGTATTCCGCGTCCGCCAGCCGCCTGACTAATCCGCTCACAGTGTCCTCTTTGAGCCCAAAGCGCTCTGCGAAGTAACTATTGCTGGCGAAACAATATCCTTCCTCATTGATCTTGGCCGCGATCTCCGCGTAGATAAGCTTGGCGTTGGCGGGCAGATGCTTGTCGTACCTCACCGCCGCAGGCAGTATGGCCCACTGCCCGCCGCTCTTAATGTCCTCCATAGCTTTTTTCCTCTCGGGTATTGCGTTTTTTGAAATTTTATGGTATTCTTATTAATGTCCTCATAGCTTCGGCTATGGCCGGTGGCTCGTTTCGGCGGCCACCGGTTTTTTTTATTTATTCCGGCAGTTCAAGAAAAAGGTTGCCGTTGATATCATAAGCCCGGGCGCCTGCTCCGCCGCAGCCTATCTCATGGACTCTCCCATGAGAATCCACGTAAACCGTTCTGTTGCCACCCCATCCGGGAACACAAACCGGCCCGGGGCCGCCATATCCGCCGGCTTCCCTCGGTGCTTCCGGCATCGGTTCCGCCTCCTGATTCATCCAGGCGATAACGGTCTGGCGGCAGGTCGGATATCGCCCCTCTGTGCAAAACTCATAGGCCGGGCACACGATGCAGTCGTCGTCATCGTGGCCGTCTATCAGTCTGGAGATTATCTCCCGAACCTTCTCCGGCTCACTGCAAAGCTTGTCCAGATTCGTCATGCCCACACCTCCAGCAGCAACCGCGCCGCAGCGATGCACAGCAGGGTCAGAATCCCGGCGCAGACGGCCTGACCGGTTTTGCTCTCCAGCGCACAGCCTGCGCCGGCGTAGAAGCTGAGCCCCGCCAGCGCGTACATGATCCATGCTAAAATCCTCATAGCTTTATCTCCTTTTGTTCAATATCTTATCAGCGGCCGCAGCTCCTCGATAGGGATGTGCAGCCCGTGGGCCAGATCCAGGACCCGCCGCAGCGTCCATGTGTCGCTGTGCTCCTTCAGCATCCGCTGGTAGGTCGGCACGCTGACCTTCGCCATCTCGGCAAGCTCGCTCTGGTCCTTGCCCTGATCCATGGCGGCGCTGATGATAAGCCCCTTCACCGGGTCGCGCCGGGGGACACAGTACTTGTCCTGAAGTTTAGTCCTTGGCATATGGTCCCTCCCATGTGCTCATCCGCAGCTCGTAGGCCGCGTCCACGATGTCCATCAGCTTCGACATGATGTAAGCATACCGTTTCTTTTCCTCGCCGCTGACCTTGCCGTCGGCGGCGATCTTCATTAACTCCAGGTCGGCCTCCTCAACAGTGAAGTCCTTCAACGCCGCCAGCAGGGCCAGCGCCGCCTCCGGCAGAGACCGGGCCGAAACCTCCGGCAGCAGCTCCGCCGCCATGGCGGACCGGCTGCGAAGATGCTCGATGGCCAGTGTTGGTGCCTGGTAGATGTCCACCATCCGCAGCACCTTCTCATCCGGCGGCAGGTAGGTGCCGGCCTCCCAATGGGCCAGCGTCCGCACCGGCATGTCCAGAAGCTCTGCGGCTCGTTCCTGGGTCAGACCTGCCGCTCTGCGGTAGGTGCCGTACATGTTTCCGCCGCTGCCCGACATGGACTCGCCTCCTTTTCCGTGTTATGGTCGACGTAGAGCTCGTCTATGCTGCACAGCAGCACATCCGCCAGCTTCGGCAGCAGCGCCGCACTGGGCCAGCTCTGCCCGGTCTCCCAGGCAATGATGGACGCCCTGTGCACGTGCAGCACATCGGCCAGCTGCTGCTGGGTCAGGGCCGCCCTCTGGCGATAATAGCGCAGCCCCTCAAGTCCTCGTTTAAGATCCATAATGTCCTCATAGCTCCTATTCTTCTAATTAGGCTCCCCTTGTCAGAGCCGTAGGGAACGATGACCACATCGTCCCGCCCGGCGAAGCTGACTTAGGGATTGTACCCCCGAACCAGAATTGCACTGGGGCCGTCTTACGGGGAG